ATATTTTCTCCTACGAATCGTGTATATTTAACCATGTACACGATTTTTTATTGTTGGATGGTTATAGTATGTTTGTGTCGTAAATTGGGGTATAACGTGCTTTTTACAAGCGTATGCGGGTAAGGGGCGACACTTTTGTTAATTTTGTGCCAAAATTACTCAGTTGAGCGCATTTGCAATGTGCTTGTATTCAGCATTATAATACTTTTTAATGGCTTGGCCTTATTGCATTGAAGCGTACAGATGCCTTTATCTGTGCCAGGGCACGAACGTGCGTTAGTGGTATGTCTTTTGGACCGTGGTATTGGTTCTGACTGACTAGCTTTATATGTCCTTCTATGTCAGAACGGTGTATGTATTTGATAACGATGTATTCCTCACCTTCTAAGTCGTACGATAACAGGTACATTTCGCCCCAAAATATGTTGTTTATCATATCGTGTATGCGCCTGTATACAACGATATCACCCGACTTTACTAGTGGGTACATTGAGTCTCCAACTGCAAATAAACCTCCGTCAACCTTGCCGAGGTTAGGCAATGATATGTAATCAACCGGGATGTAGTTGTTTGGTTCATTGAGTAGCGATACCAAGCCGGCCGCTGCTGATATGTTATAGATAGGTATTAATTGCTTGTCTATCTTTTTTGCGTGCGCTTTATTGTCATTCAAAACCAATACATCCGGCTCTTTGATGTAGCTGCTTTTCTTCTTGTCAAACTTCGAACCGATGCCAAGGATAAACCACTCGTAACTTATTTCGAGCTTAGAACACACCTTATAGATGAAATCATACTTCGGTAACTTACCATTATCTGTATAATTACGGATATTTGCCTCACTAGTACCTACAAGTTCAGCGAACTTAGTGTTTTTGCCCTCGGCAAAATGATCCACTAACTCCCTTATTCTCGTTGAGATATCCGTCAATTCATTCATATTCGTAAAATAATTCGAAATAAATCGTATTTTGTTGCGATTTTGTTTGGTGTTGTCGAAACAAATTTCGATATTTGCACCGTATTACGATACAAAAGTATAAAAAAATATGAATGCACAACAGATTATCGAAAAAAAACAACATGGTGATACTTTATGTATCATGCATATTGTGAACAAACTTGCTAAGTCGCGTGGACTTAAAACGTACACTAAAGACACTATTCGTCAGCAATTGAACGGCACACGGACAATGAAAGAGATAGTGATTGAAGCTGCAAACATATACTACGACATGATTGACAATCCATCTAAAAATACAAATCATGAAGAAACTACTAATTAAGCTCATTCGCAGCTTTAAAAACCACCCATTCCAAATGGCTGCTGTATTACTACCGGCAGCGTATTTCGGTCAAATTTTCATTCGCATTATTATAAAAGTAATTTAAACAGCATTTAAATGAAAACCCTATCACCATCTCAAATCACCGAACGAACAGTAGAATGCTACCCGTTTGAAGGCGACTGGCAAAAGATACTAGGTGAACCGGACATTCGCTTTTCGACCCTTATACGTGGTGAAGCTAAATCGGGTAAATCTACTTATTGCGCCAAGTTTGCACAGTATGTTAGCCAGTATGGCCGTGTGCTATACGTTTCGGCTGAGGAACGCTTGAACTCTAAAACACTTCAGCAACGCATTAGCCACTGTGGTGTAACTTCCGAAAAAGTACGCTTTATCCACTCCAAAAACATTGCTGAGATCGAAAAATTTATCCAAAACGGTGGATATCGGTTTGTGATCATTGATTCGATACAACATGTACAGATGACTTACAACGATTTTGAAGCATTGCGCCATAAGTTTCGCCGCCGTAAACTATCCTGGCACCTGATTATGCAAATGGGCGAAAGTATCACGAAATGGAAACATGAGGTAGATGTGCTCATTGAAGTAAAACAAGGCCGTGCATACGTTCACGGACGCTACAGCGCAGCTGATAGCATGAGAGTATTGGATTCAAGTAACGGTCAACAACAATTATTTTAATAACCATGGAACATAATCATAAAAAATCAACTGGTTCTGAAGAAAAACACAGACCAGGTATACAAAAAGTAACTGAAGAGTCAACATACAAAAAGAGTAAAAAACAACCCATAGAGCTGCCAAAGTTCGAAACAGTAGAAGAACTGATGAACGACAGCTATCTACACCAATGTATCAGCGACAAAGTAACGCATTTCAATACCGAACGTGCGCGAGTATCCAACAACGGAAAACTGAAGCTTAAATCAAGCCCCATCGACCAACTAATCATAATGGATATGTTCAATGCAAAAAGCATTTCTAAACAGTATTTGCATATACACTACAAAGTATCAGTATTACCAAGCGCAGTGCGTGAGTTCATTACTTATCTGATCAATGAATGTGTAGGTGAGACTTTCAAACACTACAATGATATTTACGAAGAACAAAACAATCAATCACTTAAAGCTCAGGAATAATGACAAATACAATATCAACGGTAAAAGGATTGAAATCTGAAATAGTACAAATAATTCCATTTTTAATTGAAAGTCAAATCACATTCTTATATAACCCTGAAAATGTAGAATTGATCACTCAATCGGGTCCAATTATCATAATGGCAATTACAGAGAGACTTTGTCTAAATGTTCAAATCAATCATAAATTCACTAGTAAATCACTTAAAAACTTTCAGCCATGAGCAATTTAGATTTTACACAATTCCAAAAAACTCACGGAGAGTGGTCAGACAAAACATTTGGTATAAGAGAACCAAAAGCACCACTACATCACTTGAAAAAAGAAGTTCAGGAAGTTATAGAACAACCGTATGATATTACAGAATACGCAGATTGTCTTTTACTTCTAATGGATTCAGCAAGAATTGCAGGTTTTAATATGGATGATTTATACTTTGTAGCTATGAAAAAATTTCATATCAATCAAAGTAGAGAATGGGGAAAACCTGATGAAAATGGTGTAGTAGAACACATAAGATAAATTCTCCTAAACGGTTTAACCCGGGTTCGATTCCCGGGATGGAACACAAATTATAGCACATGCCAATTTACAGTAACAATATACTTTCACTCACTATACCAGAGCTTGAGCAATGCGGGTTGACAGCCGGTTATTTGAAGCGCGCCATTAGCGGACAGCGCAAAGGCGAGGTGTACTGTTGGGAGCATCACAAGATTGGCCGTCAGATATTCATACACTACGATTCGTTGCTCGTAAAATATAAAACATTGGTTCGTAATATACTATGCAAAGGCGTAGAACCTGAAGTTTACCTTTCGAGCAAAGAAACCGATAAGAATAGCAAAGTACTCGAAGCTATTGCAGAACAATTGCCCGGATACGTATCGGCCAGTGCTGAGGATATTAAAACGCTTATGGAAACGCAACTTTATACAGCTACCGAAGTACACCAATTGGCACGCGCTGCGGGTTGGTTGCGGTTGCTGAACGAATACGACACACGCAAAGTGCGTTCGGTTGGTTACAAGAGCGTTGACGACTTCCGAGATGCAGCATTTAAATGCTGTTTAAACGAGCAAAGTTTACAAGTTCCGCTCATCCGGTGGAAGAAAGGAACAATCAGCAATCTACGTGTACTGATGCGCAATGCCGTGGAATACAAACGAAACGGTATTGACAGCCTCGTACACAAAGGCGTTGGAAACGTAAACCGCGAGATGGCCGATGCTCAGGTACATGCAAAGATGATAGAACTCGCATCCAACCGCGTAAAATACAGTTGGGAAGATGTGAGCATGATGTACAACGACTGGGCAGATGCAGTAGGTAAACCAAATATGACAACATCGGCCGTAAAGGCTTATCTGAACATACCAAAGGTAAAAAAAGTATGGTATTACGCCCGACACGGAAAGTTAGCCGGCGACAACGATTTACAACCGCTTATGCAGCGCGATGCACCATCGTTCCCCGATGCACTTTGGAGTATCGACGGTACAACTACTCAGCTGTATTACCGCGATGATAAGGGTAAGGTTCAAAGCGATTTGTATGCCTATTTTGTAACCGATGCACATACCGGGGCTATCATTGGCCACTCTATAGCATTTGCCGAAACAAGCGGCATGGTTACCGAAGCCTTGAAAAATGCCATTGAGCTGCACGGCAACAAACCGTATCAGATACAGTACGATAATTCAAGTGCCAACGTGAGTTTTGCAGTACAGGCACTAATGAGCAATATGAGCCGCGTGCACTTCCCTTGTGAGCCGTACAAAGGCCGTTCGAAGTACGTAGAGTCAATTATCGGACATTTCCAACAACGGGTTTTGCGCAAACGTGAGAACTTCAAAGGCGGTAACATTGACACCAAGCGATTGAACTCAAAAGCCAATCCGGAACTACTGAAGGAACTGAGCAAAAATACCGATCTGTTACCGTCATTCTACGAAGTGATTGACGAATTCAACAAAGCGGTGAATGAATGGAACGTACGCGGCGAGAAACGCGACTCATTTGGCCGCTTTGTAGGCGACAGCAAGTTACACCGATACGTGAGCGTTCAACACGATAAACGCGCTAAAATGAACTATTTCGATAAGCTGAGTCTGTTTGTAATCGAACTACGCGAGCAATACAAATATAGCACTCAGGGCATTGAACTGGAAATAGATAAAAAGAAATACAAGTTCATTGTTCCCGACCCCGATAGCGTGGGCGACTTTATGTTCGCCAATGAACATCTTGGCGAAAAATTCAACATTCGCATTGATATGGCTAAGCCAGAAATGTGTATGCTATTGAAAAACGGAGTGGTAGTAGCTCACGCCTACGAAAAAGAACGCTACAGCGCATGTATTGCCGACCTTAAAGAGGGCGAAAACAGCAAGAAAGTGGCATTTAAGGAAAAACAAACCGAGTTTGGAGTAACGTACTCAATCAACGAATTGGAACGCCAAATGACAATACTTAGTGAGTTGAAAGCAACCGGTACTGAAGGTATGGGATGGTGGGATACTCCAAAATCGCAAGAAAATGCGCGCAACAATCAACAAGAGGATAAACGCAACGGTATAGGCGATGGATATACCGACACTGAACGCAAACTTTTAAATATTGGAAGATGAAAAAAAGCATGTTGACATCAACGGCAATAGTAATTGCTTCATTAGAACAACTAGAAAGTATTTCCATTCTCGATGTACCTAATGGTTCGGTAGTACAAGTTTATGATATAGATAAACGCAAATGCCATTTAGGAAAACTATCAACAATTGAATACAAAAAGAAAGGGAATAATTATTTAATTCCAACTAAATGGCTTGCATTTTAATACAAACAATAATACAAACAGAACCCTATACACAGCCGCTTCGAAACTACTGAATATAGGGTTCACAAACAAAAAACAAAGATATGAAAGAATTTTCACAAGAACAAAAACAAGCGTTGCGCGACCAGATTATCGCCATGCAAGAAGCTTCCGGACTAAGCGGTAATGAGTTTGCAGTTAAACGCTTGAAGTTTACCAATGGTAGCAAGTTCAGTCACGTAAAAAACAACTGGGATAAGCCCGGTATGGTAGGTGCTGAAAGTTGGGAAACTATCGAAAAGTATATCGAATCGGCAAGCCGGTACAAAGGCGTAGCAACCGCCAACCTAAAAAAGGTATGGGAAAGCTGCGAACGTGCCTATGAACTGAAGAAAGCCATTGCCGTGGTAGGTGAAGGTGGATTGGGTAAAACATTTGCGTTGGATAGCTACAAACGCCACATCGAAAGCGAACAACGCTTCAAAGTTGTGTACTTCGATGCTTCCATGATCAGGACTAACAAACAGTTTATTTCGGGTTTAATGCAAGCCATTGACTGCTACAAAACCGGAACGATCAGTTCACAGCTGATGGAAATGCGCAAACACGTCACCAAAGCAAACATACTTGTTTGTATCGACGAGGTTTCGAGCCTTGAGGGTCACAACGTCACCATTATCAAAGATGTAATGACAGCATTTAAAGACTTGTGCGGCATTGTATTCGCCGGAACTCCCTACTTTGTCAATAACCTAAACAGAGGTGCAAGCCGCGACCGCCATCTATTCTCAGAGACCCGCGACCGCTTGTTTATGCTGCCCGAATATCTTGAAAAACCTACCGAACTGGAAGCTGAACAAATATTTCAGGCCAACGGCATCACCGACAAGGCAACGCTTGATATCCTGATGGGGCGCAGCAAACACAAAGAACTGGTATCACGCAGTTGGTTGGTAAAAAAGACCTTCCGAGGTATTAAGGACTGTATTGACATGGTTCGGATGACAGAAATGGAGTCGAAAATAAACTATAACGCTTTAAATCTATAGATTATGCCAAACAACTTCAGAAAAGAAAACACCCGAATGCGCGAAACAAACCCTGAGCAATTCACCAAGGAAAGTTCACACAACTCGTTGAGTCAGGTATTTGAAGCGAAAGAACGCATTCGCAAGCAAAACGAAAAGAGTCGCTTTCTCGAATTGGAAGAACTGATACTCGAAACTTCCTCCCTAGACCCGAAGTTTGCCGAATATGTAAGCGAATACAATAACTTAAATATCCGACTACATGGCAGCAACTGATTACTTTATCTACGCGCCTATAGGCATAGCATTCGGACTGGTTATAGTCTTAGTAATTAAACTATATATGAATAGAAATTATGAATAAAACACCGCAAATACCTGATTACGAACAGGACTATTTATTCGACGAAGACATTGACATGACCGCATTCACATTCATCTCATCCGCTATAGGGGCTACAATAGGAGCGGGTTTATCAGCAGTAGCAACAGCAATTTATTTTTTATTTATATAAAACCCACAAAAATGGAAACAAAAACAATTGACGTCACCCAGTTGACACCAGCACAAATCGTAGAACTTAAGAAGCAGATTGATGCAGCCGAAAAGGCAAAGAAACAGGCTACTAAGAACCTACGCGAGGAGTACAAGATACTTGCAAGCGACACCGTGAAAGACACATTTAAACCATTAGTAGGACTTTCAAAACACATTCTGAACGTAAAAAAACTGGTTTTCGATAATTTCAATGCAATCGTAGAAATGAAAGCCGAAATATACGGCGTAAAAGAGGGTCAACAAAGCCACACCTTCACCGATATGGCCGGAACGATCAGCATTAAAATAGGATACCGCGTAACAGATGGTTACGATGATACCTTTAGTGCCGGAATGGAGAAAGTAACCAACTACATGACCAAGCTAACCGGTACTGAAGGTGCAGAGAAATTCAAGAAAATTGTAAGCGCGCTACTCAGAACCGACGCAAAAGGCAATCTAAAACCCTCACGCGTGTTGGAACTTCGTCAATATGCCAACGAGGAACAAGACGAAGAACTAAACGACGGTGTACGTATCATTGAAGAAAGCTACCGGCCGGTAAAAAGCTGCCAATTCGTTGAGGTAAAGTTCAAAGACGAGAATAACAAGTGGCATTCACTACCGCTCAGCATTTCAGCATTCGACTTAGAAGATGAACCGGTTGCTGAAACTGAAAAAGAACCCGAAAACGACGAGTCATGTACAAAGTAAGATACAAAGCCGAAATCATTACCGAAAAGGACAGTCCGGTAAGATACAAGCCACTAACGTCTACTGGAATATTCCTTCCTAAAGGCAAGACTTGTAAAGATGAAAAGATAAAGAAGCAAGTCATTGAATTTGTGTCAAAACAATTAAAGAAGCCTGAATACGGAACGCTACAAGTCACTATCATTGAGATAAAAAAAATTCCTTGTGGATTTATAGTGGTAGAGGACAAAATAGACTAATACATAGCTTTTGCGGGTTTGATCACCTGCACGAGCGCAAACCGATAACCATAGCGATGGCCGGTATATTTAAACACCATTTAAATGAAATATTATGGTAATTCTATCACTATTCGATTTCTCAGGAAACTGGGCAATGCCATACGCTGAACATGGGCATGATGTTATTTTATGGGATATAAAACACACATGTGATTTATTTTCTCACTTCAGTGATATTGAAGATGCATGTGCTGAGTATTTCTACGAGAATATATTTGATAATTATGGTACTGTAGACGGTATTTTAGCAGCACCACCATGTACTGACTTTGCAGTTTCAGGGGCACAATACTGGGGTAAAAAAGACTTATCAGGACAAACCGCAAAGAGCCTTAATATGGTTTGGCAAACACTTAGAATAGTTGACTTATGCAAACCAGACTTTTGGGCACTCGAAAACCCTGTTGGACGCTTACCGAAGCTAATACCACAAATAGGTAAACCCTGGTATTTTCAGCCTTATTGGTATGGAGATGCGTACACAAAGAAAACAGGTCTATGGGGTGAATTCAATAGACCTGAACCAACAAACATAGTTGAACCAATAAGAAGCTGCAAACAAGGCTCATGGCTGCAACAACTAGGCGGTAAGTCAGAAAAGACAAAAGAACTTAGAAGTATGACACCAGAAGGTTTTGCAAATGCATTTTATAAAGCAAATCATTAAATTATAATAACATGATACTAGGCTACAAAAAACTATTCCCTTGGAATAAACCAACGGAATTCGACCACAAAATAATAAACGGTCACAAGAAGCACACAATCCGTGTTGATCACCACGACAGATGGCATACCGGAAGGCGAATAAATCACTGTCACGGCGTAAGAACCAAGTCATTTGATAACTTCTACAATAACGATTGTACAGGAACGCAAAGCATTAATATTTATTGGATAGGTAATAACGCTTACGTATATGTTGATCATAAGCTAATAGGCAGATATAATAAGGTATTCCAGATAACCCGTTCTAAGAAGTTAGATACTTTAGCCGAAAACGATGGCTTTGACTCTACAGCAGACTTCTTTAAATGGTTCGACAAAAAATTTATCGGAAAACTTATTCATTGGACTGATTTACGCTACTAAACATTAAGCAACTGACTCAAAGCGTTGAGCAGCCTGAAACAAAGCCTACCACATTTGGCTTTGTTTCAGGGCTTTTTTTAAAGGTCTAAAAACGACTTTACTAAAGGATATACATATACTTTAATGATGTGCAATACTAGTTTAATAGCAATCTGTAAACAAACCTTTTCTACAAAGGATTCTTTTTTGCTATTAGATGTCTTTGGGTGTTTCTTTTTTTGTTTCATCGGATTTCACGTTTAAAATTAATTGTGAATCCGTTCGCAAGCGAAGCTACTGACTATTTTCAGTTGCTCAAAGGACAAAAAAAGCATCGTTTTTTAAACGCTGTATTTCAGACCGTTATAATCATGCCAATTATTTTAGTGTAATAAAAGAAATAAAATCATGACCTCAGAAGAATTTTTCCCACAAATCCACACACCGGTACACTGGAAACGAGTCGGTAAAAACGACGTTCCGAACTCCATCGGGTGGGTATATGATAACCGGGTCGACACTATTTATCGCTTTTTCTTCAATATCGACAGCGAGAAAGGTGGAATAACCGAACGAAAGCGAACCGAAAGCGGCAAACCAAAGTACAAATGTTTGATAAGCAATAAAAATGCTGACGAAATCAACGAGTACATACATTCAAACTTAAAATAAACCCATTTAAATGACATTTAAACATGGACGAACAAGAAATTAAACTCAAGCAAAAACGACAACAGTACCATAAGCTACTGTTATCGTTGGGCGAAGAAAAGTACAAAGATGTGATCGTTGAAGCCACGTTCTCAGGTTGCGAAAGCACTACGCAGCTCAACGAATCGCAGATTGACCGCCTGATAACTGAAGCCCAGGCACGACTTGGTAAACGTGGAGTGCCGGCACAACGCAGACCGTTATCGCCAACACAGAACCCCGAAGAACATCAGATCAGGCAGCTGCGCAATAAATGCCTTCAGGTAATGGGCGAACGCGGGTTTAAATCCACCCCAAAAGACTGGAGTGCTATAAACAACGAACTATCCGCACCACGCTACCAGTGGGTTCTTAGCGAAGAACAACGCAAAAACGGATTGATCAATAAACGCGGCATTGGTACATTCAATACTGTAGAATCACTCCGAAAACTGTTTTATCAGCTTTGCGCTATCCGGGATAACGAAAAAAATATAAAAACTAAAGTGGTGGAAAAAGCCATTCAAAACTAACAAATTATGATACTTGCAATAGACTTTGACGGAACAATAATTCACGGACAATTTCCCAATATTGATGGTTTAGTTCATGGTTCAAAACAATATATTCAAATGTTGAAAACAGACGGCCACTACATCATAATAAACACTTGTAGAAGTGGGCAACAATTGGTTGATGCTGTAAATTTTTTACTTCAAAACGATATTCCATTCGACCGGGTCAATGATAACGAACCTACTAGCATAGCTAAGTACAACAATAACAGTCGTAAGGTATACGCACATGTTTATGTTGATGACAAGCAAGTTGGTGGATTACCTGAATGGAAAATTATTTACAACTGGATTATTGAACTTGAGAAGAAATACATATCAGAACAAGAAAAATAACTATATTTGCAAAAAAAACAGAATCTATGAAAACAAAACTAACTCTTTTCTTCCTATCAATTGCATTCATTTGCAGTGCACAAACGCTTCAGTTCGCATTTAAAAACATCAATGATGTACGACAAACGACTGATAGTATCGTTTCAAATGCAAAACGAACGTTCAAATTTCAATCAATAAACAGGCATAGAGATGCTAAGACTTCTTATATCGTGAAATATGTAAATGTAAACGATAGTACAGACGTAATACCGGTATTAGTAAATACAACTGTCATCGGTGAAAACAAAGACTTAGAAATTAAAGGGACAACTCAGTACACAGTAAAATTTACTCAAGGTAAGTTCTTAGATTTGTTCCCTTTTTGGAAAAAATTCATTAATCCAACTGCAACTGAAGATGATATTATAAAAGTTGGTTATCAAACATACAATATCGGTGAACAACATTTAATGTTCAAAAAAGTCGGTGAAAGTATCTGGACAATTTCAATGTAACAAACAAAAGGCAGCCACACGGCTGCCTTTTGTTATTTAAACACGTTTATAAAGCATTATATCAGTATACCCGGCATTATGATTCATTCGTGCAGCCACTTCTTTCTTAGTTGCACCGGTAAACGGATTATCAGCCCCTAGATTCTTTTCTACCCAGTCGGTGAACTCAATGATGCTGCTTTTATTCGAAGTGAAGTAAAAGTAACTCGTTCCCTTCAGAACTGTAAGCACATCAAGGTAGTTACCCAACCGCCAGTAACTTGAATAGGTAGTACAATCAGTGCTCAGGTACGGCGGGTCGACCAGGAACACAACGCCAGTAATATGTTTATATCGTTCGAATAATTCCCTATAATCTTGCTTTACGATCTCTACGCCCTGAAGGTAGTCCCTGGCATCTTCATAATCATTCTTTCGCACGCAATTGTACATGGTTTGTTTGGCCATATCATCGTAATTTGTGGCGTAGTTCATTGAGAACAACAGGCTTGACGAGATAGTGATATAATCAATATACCCGCTGCGCTTTTGTTCCGCTTGTATGGCCTTTAAGATGGCCGCTTTGTCCTCTTTGCTGATTATCTTATCAGGTAACTCACCTGATAATATAACGCGAAACTGAGCCAGCAGCGCGTTGGTGCGTTCTATGTTTGCCAACCTCAAATGATAGTCGTCAAAATCATTGTAAACAACCGTTGCACCCGGGTACAGTTGCTTCACGGTGTGACTGAGCAAACCACTACCACCGAACAAATCTACGAATAGTGGTGCACTTCTAAAGCCGTTTAAAGCTGCTTTAAACTCTGATAAAAACCGCCGTTTTTGACCCTGAAACGGCAGCGGGGCTTGTGTGTAATTTTTTGTTTTCATTTTCATATATAATTAATAATTGCTACTTTTGTAGCCTCTGACAGTAATAAAATATGCGACGTACCGCACCATAGGACATTTTATGCCCCTGGGTTGCGGTACGTCGCATTTATGTTTTGGAGAGGTCAGAGTCTCCAAGATGACTAGGGGCTTTTAAAAGCCTCCACCATTATTGTAATATCAAATAAATACAGCAGTAATGATAACGTCTGAATCTGGCATTATAAATGTTCTATAACTTCCGTATGCATTAGTTCTTGAAGTTAATGTAATAGTAGCACCATTGGAATCAACTGCCGAAATTGTAGATAATATTCCGGTTATTTTCAAGGATACAATCCCATTTTCAAGCCAAACCAACGAAGCTGTTGTAATTGTTCCAATACCTGATTTATTGATTATTATATTGTGTTTAGTTGTCTTATTATATGACATAGCATCAAGGTAAGCATCAGTTATCATGGCAGACCCAAAATCGTTAGGATGTGCAGCAACGCCTGTATTAGTGATAGGTTGGTATCCATCTATAGGATTATATGTATAATCACCCAAGCTAAATTTCGTTGTAGGTAAATATCCGCTACCGTTCATGTCCACGTATGTAACCGCTGTGTTTAAACATGCGTTTTTTATAGCAGTATGAACATCTCCACCGCACCATGCGTCCGAACAGTATATATCAGCATTTGGGCACCTGCTTTTTACGTGATTAATCATTGCCTCCCATCTAGCTTGCATTGTTGAACTGTATGTTGCATTTGCACCTAAACAGATAACAATAGTTTTTAATGTAGTTACAAGAGATACATCCCATAAGGTTAAGTCATAGGTATCATATCCACGTTCAAAGTCTACACCACCCTGAATGTTCGGAGTAGTTGAAATTGTATGCTGAGAGTTCATTGTTGATAGCATTAAGTGAGGAATATCGTTCTGCTCTACAGATACTCCAAGACCTCCATTAGCGCTTGCATTAAAGTAAGAATGTCCTATAAACAATGCATTTGCATATTCCATGGATGATATTGACATATTTCCGTTTATCACTTTGAGTCTGTAATTAGTTCCTGTGATAGAATCTTTAATTACATTCATTTTTGCAACCTGAGCATTTAACGCTGATATGGTTTCTTTAGCTGCTGAAAGTTCTGTATTTTCAGCAAAGGTAGAATCTATAGTACGTACATCTTCTTTCCAATAGATCGCTCCCTTAGTGGCATGATAATTGGCAGTTCCGGTTAGTTCTCCATAGACAAGTAAATTATCAGCATCAAATGAATCATCGGATAAAGAGAACACAAGAGTATTGGCAGTAGGAATACATCTAACCATAAGAATCTCTCCAGCATATTTTTTAATCTTTAAGCCGGTAAAATCGAATTTCATACATGGTGAAATTGACGACGGTTTTAATGTGAAAGTCAATCTGGGCAATAACCAATTTCGTTGATCGATTGTCAGTAAACTAAATTCAATCAACGTATCAGTCGTAACTCCTGTATTATATCCTGTAAACTCCAACGATTTCAAATAACAGTCTTTATCAGATGGCTTACTATAGCCGACGTAATTGGAATACAAAAAGTCAGTCCAAGTTTCACCGATTACCTTCAAAATGTTTATATCTGTTACTTTGGCTATAGAGTCAACATTTGGTGTAATTGTATTGAAATAAACACGGGCTTCATCCGATTTAATATCAATGCATTTAACGCCTATTTCAGCTGTTGAAAGAGCTGAGTCGGTATTTCCATACAAAGAATAATATTTATCACAATCAACTATACATTTGATGAAATATCCATCGCCAGACAGTTGGAATGTCTGCATTCCTGTTGGAGCGGTACCGAACACAAAGTATTGAGCACATAGCGTTGTGTTTAATGTTGTGTCGGTAATTACAAACAAGAACGCCTGAATAGATGCCATATACCCGAATTGAGTTATAGCATAATTATGCGTCGCATCTGATACGAATAACGCTATCGACTCAATAGACCTTGCTGCATAATCATCAAATTGAACGTTTGTATAAAATTTTGGACGCAATATTCCCTTGTTTGATAAAGCCGCAAAATGAGAATCCAATACTAATTTATTTGACTTATCAATGAATAAATACGCCTCATCTGATTTTATATCTTTAGGTATTATTTTAAGATTGCTTTCATCAGAATGTCCAACTCTCCAGCCTGCCCAAACATCACAGTCAATAGTAAATTTTACCATCCAATTGAGGCTACTTGTATTATTTTCAAACACCTGTAACCCTGTTGGAGCTTCGGTAAAAGATCTATTTATTGAAAATAAAAGAGTATTAGTCGTTAGGTCAAAAACATTTGCGTAAAAGATGCCATCATAATAGCCAAAAGTATCAATTCCGTATTCGTGAGTGACATCGGAAACAAATAAATCAAATTTAATAATAGCCGATGAAATTAATCTCGACTGGTCATCATTAGAGCTTTTTATTCCTTTTAATTGAATATTTTCTCGTGCTAATTCAGCATTAAGTCTAACCTGATTTTTTTCTATGCTAGTCAAAGTTTGTGATGTCTTTTGCAATACATCCTCCGGAAACGCTTTCAACCCCGTATCCTTCCATGCAGTACCATTCCAACTATACACAAACCCAAGCGATGTAACCATTGAAGCCCATCCAAGCACTGGTGTTGGGTAAGTAGTAGCCAATGCAGCAACATCCGACACAGGAGCTTGCCAAATGAGTGATTTTGCAACTGAGTTGACATTATCATTGACCTTTTTTATTTCATCGGTCATATCGTTCAGAGTGCCGAAAAAGTCACCTTTAGAGATAGAATATAACCCTACTTTGGCTGCCATTGCAGCTATTTTGTTTTTTACAGATTGAATGCTCATACTATTTTGTTTAACTGATTGGACATGCTGTTAAGTTATCGCGATAGGCGTCACCACCATCTATAATTGATTCTGCTATTACTAAGCCTGATTCTATTGATTCTACATAGGCTGTGAATGCTGCCAAACGAGCATTATAATCTGCAACGCTCATAAATGGAAATTCCTCAATTGGAATTGCTGACCAAATCATTTCATTCCAATAAAACAGATTTCTTCCCTGGTATATAACCGGATAACCCGGTTGCAAAATACCACCTAATCTCTTTTCAACCTTTATGGTTAATGATCTTTCTTTTCCTGTATTCATTAGTATATATAATTATATAAACTATCACTATTGGGGTTTACATCAGTTATATTGGCAATATCCTGCGATGCAAATGTTCCGGTTAAAACAGCAGTAGTTTGATCATGTGGAATTATTAGCGTCAAAATTTGATTATCACTTTCAGTAGCTACCGAAATAGTAACTGTAACATTAGATGCTACAGGATGAGCACTTGTAACAGTAATCAAATTCTCTGTTAGTACTCCTGTTACTAGATTGTCTATTAATTGTTTTTCGCATACATGGTTGATAAACTCGCACGAATAAGTAATATCACCATTTTCAAAAACGTAACTCCGTCCCGCTAGTCCATAAGTATCAATAATTTTTGATATCAATGTTTTGTCGCCAAAACCGATAATAGTCACTAAAAAATCAATTGGTTTTCCGTCCAGATTTGTGATAAGAACATCTACATCCAGTTCACGCTTAATATGATGCTCAAGCGATGCAATAGAGGCGTTTGCTTTAGCTTTATACAACCAATCAGGCATTTGTAGATTGAAGTAATTAAACGATATCTCAGCCTCCGAAATCAATACACGAATGATCTCAATCAACCTATTGTCACGCGTAAACGTCATCAATAGATCACTAATCAGTTTTATGAGGTTAATCTGCATTGGTTGATATATAAGTTACGTTTATGGTTTGGGCAACAAAGAAACCGGATGCACTTTCAAATTCACGATCGGTGTTTAAATCGCCGTTAAGCAATACGTTTTCGAGTACGACATCAATCACACCATCGGCCGACTGTATGCTATCTGTTTGCTTGGTACGATTGAACGCACCGGCATATTTGATGGAATTCAAATAATCGGATACGGCCAAATCAACCGGCTTAGTGCCGTCGCTTAGCTTTTCGCCAGTAGATTTGAGTATCTGAGGATCATAATACACTTTCATATTTAGTACCAGTTGATCAGGTGCCAGGGATATGAATTGGAAATGATCGCCGGCAGCTCCTTTTTTGGTTACATAAGCCGTAAATGCATTCAACTCATCAACCGTGAGTGCTACTTTATTAGCCTTTGTGGCAAATACCTGAAGCTTTGTAACTCCACTTATTTGCCTGCGACGAACTTGTGAGTATTTGACTATTTTTTTAGTCTCATCAACAACCGCATAGTCGTGTTTTTGGGTGGTATCGTTATACACTACCTCATCACCTAACTGAAAAGCTAACGCTAGATCGGCATACCAGGGCACTGAGAACTCATGTTCTGTGGCAATGGTAGCCATAACCTCATCAGCTTTGTCGTACACAATGCTTTCGTACAGAAATACGACATACGAAGAAACATAAGTCAATGCACCTTCAAAACTCGACTTTGAAAATTGTTCATCCCACGTCAGTGATGCATCAAGTCCATAATAGGCCTGTAAAGTCAGGTTTTCAATAAACCTTTGACGGGTAGCTGTAAGTATTTCGGTGAAAGTTCTGCGTGCCATAATTATGAAAATTCGATTGGAAATTCAAGAGGAAAAACCCTCAACGGTTCATCTGTATTTTGTTCGGAAGCGGTAGCCGGTTGAGAACCTTTGTTAGAATAGTATTCAGCTATCGAACGACTCACTACCGGTGGTAATTCAAGTTCCTGTCCGGGTATCAATACATCGGTTACCGATATGCCATTGAACGCAGCCAATGCATAAGCACCTTCAGCAGAACCGAGGTATATAACTGCGATATCAAAAATGGATTGACCTTGTAGGACTAGGACTTTCATATACTAATACTTTTCTAATAAGATATCGCGTGGATCCTCGCGATAAAATCAAATAACCTTATACTTTTTAAACAGCAAGTAAATACCAAAACAACCGGCTAAACCGAGAATAACAGCTAATGCAGTAATAAAACCAGGCGTTTGCGTTTCAGTTTCCTTTTTATCATCAACCTTTGTTTTATCAGTTGCCTTGCTTTTGTCCTTTACGGACGCTTCGGATTTATAGTCCGATTTGTCATTATTCTGAGCATTAGTTACCGCTTTAGCCTTTATCTCAGCAGCCGTTTTAATTGCTGTTTGCTTACCTCTATGAGTCTTTTTATTAGTATTCGTCTGTGATGTCAGGTATTGCTTACCGGTACTATCAGGAGGCGAAAAAGTGTTTTTAGTTGAGTTTTCCTCAATGACTTCATCGACAATGCTGTTATCAATACTCGTAACTTTACCGTCGTTGGTTTCCGTTTTTGAAAGTTTACTTTCAATATCCAAAGCAGCTGCATTGGTTTGATTTGCTGTCAAATCAGACTTTAAAGTCGTTTCTGCGCTCGTTTTAGTCGATTGTTTAGTAGTTCGGCAACCGCTAAAAAGAATAGCAGAAACCAGTAACACAATCGTAATTGTGCAAATGGAGAGTAATAATCTTAGTTTAGTTTTCATTTTTCTTTGGTTTTATAGAGTTTATCAAATTAGACCAACCACCCTGAATGGCTTCAATTATTTGCGTTTTGGGCTTGTTTTGCAGTACGGCAACATTCTCAAGTATAGAAGTAATGTATTCGACCAAAAAGCCTGTAAGAGCAACCACGTATACGAAATTAAAGAAAGCATAAGCGGCCATTTGTATAAGGTTGGTCCTGGACTCGTATTCTTTTTCGAAAGCATGAATAATGTACAGTATCAATAGCCAAATGCCTATTTTAATCACACAGCGCGAGAACTTGAACGACTCGAATTTCTTACCCTCTTTTTTACTTGCCTTTATCCCGGTATAAACCTCAATAATTACCGCTACAGCCATCGCGAAGGCTAAAGCCGGCTTCATTCCGAAAAAGTAATTCATTGTGCCGGAAGTTGCTGATATAAGCAACATAAGCCACTGCAAATGATACTTGAATGTTGGAAAAATAGACAACACAAATTCTTCAAAAGAATTGTATTCGTAGGCAGCAAGGAATCTTGTAATGTAATTATTCATAACTCAAAATGATTTATTGTTCAAAAACTCGAATGCTCCAACCCTTGTAATATTTCCACTGGCTTGGTTTTTTCTTGCATATTTTGTAATACTTCAGCAGCCTATCGTATTTGTACAGTTGTATAAATTGCGCCTCAGTCATCACTGGGCGTTTGTTCAACCGGCTAATTGAATCCTTTAGAACTGTATGTTCATTCTCATAATCAATAAGAAACTTTTCGTACTGCGATGCCAGGAATGTGAGTGTATCACATTTAGCCTTGTAGTAATCCGTTGAATCAATGCTATGATTTATATTTGAACCTTCACTCAAGCTATCAAATGACATCAATAATAAATATAACGAACTGAATACTAAGCATACTAAAATAAACTTTTTCATACTAAAGCCCCCAATTTTTCGGCCAACTCAGGACTAAACACCCCGCTTTCGGCCATTAATACTATTTTTTCAGCTCGCTTAACTGCCGGGCGAATACCCTCATTCACTGCGGCATCTACCAAATTATTTGATATGGTCTGACTGGCAATCATATCACCGCCGATCTTATCCCAAAACTCACGCTTGTAGAAAGAAATTACAGAGTCCTGAAGCTGCACGTTTGCATTCAACTGTTTTTCGAATCCGGGCGTTTTCTTTGCATGATCCACAAATGCCCAACCCGTCCACTTCGGCCAGTTCTTTCGGCTAATGCCTTTGTAGGTTTCACCGCCGTTATCTTTCGGGTCATTTACATAGCCGCCTTCATGCTGAAGTATGCGCTTAATTGCTGTTTTATAATCTGCCATAATATTGTTTTTAATCCCCACGCTCCAACGTTCCCTGAGCGTAGTCGAAGGGGAGCGTCGAAGGGGGAGGGTTATTTTATACTTGTTTGAATCCTATCCTTATAATCATCGTAATCAATACCACCACGCGTAAAATGCTGACGAATACGATTATCAATTTGCGATTTATCAACACCACCCCTGATAAATTTTGTTAGACCAGGACCGAGTAAAGGATCTTCTTTCAAATCGCCTTGTTGAAGCTTCAGGATAATTACCGCATCCTGATCAATTGAATTTCCAACTACCAAGCCCGAAGTAATCAAACCATTCTCATCCCTTACCACATTTATGGCCAGTTCAAAATCAGGTGTCAACAATATTCCTTTTCTATCCTTATTCATATCTTAAGCCCCTTTAGGGGTTTGGGGTGAATTGTATTAATGTGTTATCTTTAAATCCTCAATATCCTTGAAATCCTCCTTACTCGTAATCAAAGCTAATTTTGTTTTTGTGTACGTCTGCGCTGCCGCTCCACCGTCTGCCGGTGTTGCAACCGGAGCTCCATTAATTGCACTAATCACGTCATCTACTCGTTTTGTGAGCTTTGCAAGTTGTGTTTTCAACTCCTTAGTATTGGTCATTCCACCATTCTCACCACCATTGAACTCCATCAACTCAGCTTCCACGGCATATATCAAAAAAGCAACCGACTCCTGACCCTCCAAAATTGCGATCAAACAATCGCTATCAATAGCCGGCTTAATATCTACCGATCCAAATCCGATAGCAACATCATAATAAGGCAATTCATCACTCACACCATCGGCAACCATTGTCTTTTTAGCCCAGTCAACGGTTTTGCATGTTACCCATCGTATCTGCGCTTGCATAGACCCGTTTAAATGGCGTTTAAATAGGCTCATAAATTCGTTTGCCTCCGTTTCCAAGCTCATAACCCTAAAATCGTTTAGTGACGCTTAAAATGCGCCGTTGTTTTTTTTCTTAAAGCCCCCTTTAGGGGGTTGGGGGTCTAACTAGTTTTGTCGCCTAATTTAGCAACCTGCCGATATCCTTGTCCAATCTCCACCGTTTTTGTTACACTGTCGATATAATAAGCTCCATCCTTTTCGGGATAAAGCATACTTTTCAAGTCTACCACCATACCATGTTCAAGGCGTGGAGTACCAAAAAGTGTCAAATCGCCATCCAGCCCCGGCTTTGTTGCCTTATCGTAAGTATCATCAACAATCTTTTGTATTTCGATTTTGGTGAGGTTCGGTTGTTTGATGTTGATAGTATTACCTTTCTTTTCACCTTTCTCACCTTTCAGCATTTTACCGTTGCGCTGAAGGCTCTCAAGTCGAACATATACCTGTTCGATATTTTTTTCTTTCAGCGTTTCCTGGGCTTGTTTCTCAAGCACTACCTTCACACGCTTACCGCCATCTATCGAAGTACGCCCGCAAACCAATGTTTTGCCACGGAAATAGGTATACAAACCCATTTTACTTTTCAGATCATCCAGTATCTCGCTCACCAACTTTTTAGAGTAGCGAACCGAACCGATAGCTGTATTATCACATAGAACCGTATAACCCGGTGCAATTTCATTGAGTAATTGTTTAAGCGTGCAGGATGCTTTACTTATACTTACCGTTTCGCGCTTCAGCATGTACATTTCGTTCTCAAGCGTTATCTCTATCGGTACTCCGGTAGTTATCTTGAAAATATATCCACTAAATTCTTCGAATAGATCACCGTCGTAACCTAACTTAATAATCACCGGGTCGCCCGCCTGAAAAATATCATTCACTTTGTACCGGTCAAAATCTTTTACCTTTCGTGGCAGCGTTACACTGGCCGTATCAGTCAATTTCTTCCAACTACACTCTGTCTTTACCTTGCTAAACTTTCGTATCGTTATTTTTGCCCGATTACGGATAGCCGGAAATTCAATTTCTCCATAAAAAGCAAATGTCATAATTCAGCGTTTAAATATCCATAATCAAAAAATCCTCATCACTTACCGCCGGCACCTCAAATTGGATCATACCGGGTTTACCCTGCACAGCACTAAACTGAATATCCTCCATCACAAAACGTGTTATATTCTTTTCGAGAAATATATTTCCCTTCAGTATACTCAGTGAATCAGCTATTTCATTCAATGCCCACAATGCAGCCTGTTGTTCCTTTGCTGTCTTGTACGATTTTCGACTCGGGTCATCAATGCATATTCCGCGAATACTAATTTTCGCATCCTCAAACCCGAATATTTCTTTTACCGTTCCCGAACTTCCAATCGTTGGTGTTTTAGTGATGCTTTTCGGTCTCGAAAAATCAACTATAGTTGCCAACGGGAACTCAAAATCGCTATATTCTTTGTCGACAAGTTTTCCGGAAACTTTATCATAAACCTTATAATTTCCACCTTTTATGGTGAAAGTTCCCACTACAGGAGTACCAAACTGACTCAACCGATCATATTCCTCAGCACTGGCTACAGACATGTTGTAACTCATATCCGGTTCAGCATCGTTGCTGATACCAGGGATATAATATACCGGCTGTCCAAATACATCTTGCAGCAATGCAACCGCAGTACCAATACTAATAATAGGGTTATAGTCGTTCATTTTTCTTTCTTTAAGCCCCCTTTAGGGGGTTGGGGGTCACTTATCACTGAAGTGCTACCGTTGCATCCCTTAGCCTGTCATTAATGGCGCGGATAACCGTTTCGGCTATCGACTGCACATCTCCACCGCCTGATACATTGAAGTAATTTTTAATTTCAATCTTTTGATTAATGGTTTTTGCACCACCTACACCACCGCCCGAACCTGATAGGCCGCCTTTGCCCGAACCTGATTTTCCAAAATCCAAATTTTTAGTTGGTATAATTGGCGTTACACCTTTTTTCGACAAATCAATCGACTTCTTATCATCACTGATTTTTGAAGCGTTATTGTCGGCCGTTACGCGCTTTTGCATATCGGCCATGTTTGGCATTTTAAATGCTTTGAACGACTCAACAGCCCCTTTAAAATCCAACGTAATCACTTTGTACATGATAGTGGCCAGTTGACCGAATAAATCTTTCATGTAGTACACAATTGGCTTTATTTTAGCGTACATGTTTTCCCATCCACCACCAAGCGCACCAATCTGCGTAATAAGTAAAGTGATATCGCCCCACAAACCTTTTACAAAGTACCAGGCATTTTGTATTGGGCGAACAATGGCATTAAAACTGACTTCAACCAAATAACCTAACCCTGAAAGAATATCTCTGAACAATGCCGACTCGTTGTACAGGTTTTTGAAATACGCGATTGTATCAAGTATCCCTTGACCTATAGAATTGATAACCGGTAATGCTTTCGCTCCAAGCTGCATCATACTTCCCTGAAGCATATTTGTCAACTGATGCCAACTGTCAAGCGGAGTCATTGAGTTCTTATACGCCTCACCAAGTTGTCCCTGGCTATTCGTTGTAAAATCAATCGTTTCTCTAAACTTTTGTGCATCCTGAGTGGCCGTTGCAAAGAATGAAGCCGCTTCCTGATCTAAACCGATATTACCGAAAAACTTTGCTCTACTCAGGTCACTAAGTCCTTTTGTTTTCAACGAAAGTTTGTCGATAATGCTTACAAGTGGCAAAATCTTACCGTGACTATCGTAAAGATTAATACCCATTTGTTTGAATGCTGCAATCTTTACAGGGTCGGCCAATGCTTTCATTGCATTTTGTGCCAATGTAGTGGCACGTTCCGAAGTTTGTCCCTGGGCAGTAAGGTAAGCCCATGCACCCGCTGTTTCACCAAGTGCAAAACCCGCATTTCGTGCCATTGGTATCAGTTTCGGCAAGTATTGAGCTACGTCACCAAATTCGGCATTACCTTTATTCAAAGTAGCAAAAAGCACATCATATACTTTCGTGATGCCTTCACCACTCGAATTCATTACAGCTACAGCAGCCTTTCCGGTTTCGCCCACATCCGTAAAACCTGCCTTTGCAGCTTTCAATGTTGGCTCAAGTACCTGAAGCGATGTGTTCACATCCAAACCGGCACTGATAATTTTATTAAATGCATCGGGTATTTGTTCTATTGGGGCAACATTGTCCTTACCAATTGTAAGCAGCTCATCAGACAAACCGGTTAGTTCTTTTTTTGTCAACTGAGCGGTTACATTTATTTTGGCAAGTCCACTGTCCCAACCAAGTGCCATATCAATGCTTTTGTAAGCAGCTGCCCCAAGAGCGGCAGCCCCCGCAGCGGCCAACATATATGGATTTGTCAACATTCCTATTGCATTACCAACGCCAGGTACCTGACTAGATATAGCATCCATTGCCTTACCTGAACTTAGTTCCAACTTATTGATACCGGCAAGCGGTTTTTCAATAGAGGTTGTAACGCCTTTCATCGGACCGGTTACTTTATCTATAAGTTCAAGAATCCACTGGGTTGTTTGAGCTGACATTGTTGAATGCTTCTACTATTACGTTGGCCGCTGATATGATGGCCGATTTTTTATTTGCGTGGTTTACTTTGTTCATGTACAAGAACTCAGCATAAAGCTTACACCACCTTTCGTAGTCCAATGTTTCAGGCTCAATGCCATATTCCTTACGGATGATGGCATCGCCTTGTTTTATCAGACTACTTTCGATTTCTCGAACGTTTCTCTTTATGCGTTGACTAAAAAACTTTGATAAGGCTTCACCATCTGTTTAGCCTCAGAAATAAGGCCGACATAGACTAGACCATCGCTTTCGATTATATTTAAATCACCGGCAACAATCAGATTAGCTACAACACATTTCAAATATCCATCATTATCACCTTTTTCGGCATAATCAACCAATAATCTGATAACACTAGCATCCGGACGTTTCACAGCATAACTATAGAATTCACCTTTATCTGTAATATTACCTTTCTCGTCGTAAGTAGGTGGTTCAACAACAACTGTCATAATCTTTATTTTACCATGCTTTAAGGTCAAATCTTTGATCTGATCAGCCGTAATAGTGCAATTAGTTTTCACATACTCACTAAGTGGAACAATAGCCACAGCGGCCAATGCATAACCCACATGTTCACTCGAAATGTTTTGCGCAAAATGCGCTACTGAAGTACACGCCTGAGCGTTACCAAAACAGAAAAACGCTGTAGCCATCACAGCCACTAAAAGCAATAACTTGAATTTGAAATTTGATTTCATAATCGTATTTTTTGAATTTGTATTTTGTTATTTAAATAGTATTTAAACAGTGACCATTTTACTGATCACTGTTTACTGATAACTGATCACCGTTTACACGTTCCACTCAATTTTTCCACCAACAAACAAGTCGGATTTGTAACCTATCGTTTTATCGCCTTGCTTCACAGCCACACCGCGACCTTGAATCATGCAATAAGGGATGATATCAGTTACTTTCTTGAAATCGTACTCGTATTCCACAATGATGGGAAAAGGTTTGATATCGCTCAACATGCTGCCTTTTGGCAATGCTGCCTGAATGGCGTTCCATTCCTCTGTATAAAGCGTTATCGAACACTTTGCAGCATATTTTCCTGTACCGTAGCCTACGAAAAACATACCCGCTCCTGGCGCACCTTCAATTTCCACCGAATCATCATACGACAACTCTGTGAATCCTTCCACATTACGACCAAGTAGGTTCATTGTGATGGAGTTCCATCCGGCCATTTTGCCTAATTTGTTTACAATAGTTGGTTTATTCATCACTATTCAATTTTAGAAGTTAAACCTAAGTCAACATCAAATTCGTGAACAATGTCACCAACTTGTACCTGTGCCTTGATAGCCATTGGAGTACTTTCATTCACCACTTGAGCGGGATTGATATACACATCAGCAGCATCAATATTACCGGCATTGATCATTGGTTGCAATTTGTCCAGTACAGCACGTTGCGCACTCGAAATCCATGTTGAAGCAATATAGCCGGTCGACGTTTCTTTCGGAACTTTAGAACGAACCTTCGGAATCAACGTACGGCGAATGATACGAGCCGCTTTGTTCCAAATACAATTCAGATTGAAGTAAGCGTAATCGCTCGAAATGGTCACTGCCGTAGCAGAACCCGAAAGATAAAAGCCGCTAAAGTCAGCAAAAGAGCCAACATAGATATAGCCTTTATTACTCAAAGCCTTTTGCTGTGCCAGTGTCAGGTTGGCAAATGGAGTTCCATCGCTCAACGAGGCCGAAAGCCAACGCCCGGTTATCTGATCGGTAAGTGAGTAACTTTCTTCACCCTTACGGCTCGACGGCTTCACTTCAATATCAACAGAACCCAAGTCCTCATGAACTTTCCGCACAGCTGCCATCCCTAATACAGTACCAACGGCAGCGCGTTTTGCATAAGCCGCATTCAATGCCATTTGTGCCGGGTCACTTCCCACCACTACACTTACATTGGCAGCAACCAAAGTTCTAAGGTCGAATATATCTACACCGGCAGCAAAGAAATTCCCAGCTGATGTTTTAGCTATACCTTCCAGTATCACACCGTCAATCAGGATATGCTCCAATGCAAATGCATTCACCATACCTTGCAACGCCAACACATCCACGTTTATCACGTCCAGCGCAGCCGAAGTAATTCCCGAAATACCGATTATATTCCTGTCTTTAATACCACGAATTGCACCAAGAATGGCAACATCAGCCACCAAATCGGCAACCGTAATAGTTTTAGCCACAGGCAATAAATGGAATGTGAATCCGGGGCACAAGCGAAACATTTCACTCAAATGATAATGAGTTAGTTCGCCATTCAAAGCATCACTAGCGGCAGTTATGCCCAATGCTTCTACCGCTGTCATGTCGAGCAATTCATACACAGTTTTGTGTACTACAGTGCCCGTTGTAGTTAAACCGCACACCAAAACAATGACCCTATCCTCATTGTCAGATGTGCGACCTAAACCACCATTCAGCTTATTTATCGATGTACCATTGAAACTCATTACGCTGGAGTATTAATGTTTTTGATTTGTTTTTCGGCAGCTGCTACAACTGTAGTTCTGGTATCGCCGGCCAATAACTCAGCAACTTGTTCCACTGTAGTTGCAGCTTTAATTTCTGCAATCAATTCATCAGCTTTCTTGAGACCGTTCCCTGAGCCGTTCCCTGAGCTTGCCGAAGGGGGGGCGTTCAATCCATCGCGGGTAAATGCTGACAATTCCAACTCTTTACCGTAGATATTTACCTTTGAATGGTTCTTTGCAGCCGCATCACCATCATCGGTAATAAAAGCCTGACCATCCGAAGCAACCGACACCTTTTGTGCCTTTGGGTAGCGTTTCAAAATATCAATAGCAATTGCCTTTTGATCATCTTTCGACACTACATTTAATTTCGCTTTTGTTTCCATATATGTTTTATGAAAAAATGAATACTAATCTTTTTTACAATTTGTATTCAGTTATCAGCCGTCAGGTTTAAAACTGATTACTGATAACTGTTTACTGATAACTGGTGGTCTGTTACGCTACAATTCCGCTAACCAATGCACCGAATCCATATTCGTATACGCGGTCAATCAAACCATACACCTGAAGTCTGAATTCAGATTTCGGATCAGCTGAATTGGTATCAATTGTTTCCGGTTTGTACAGAATTTTCACGCTATCCAAGTGATACACTGAGTTAGGAGCATAGAAAAACATCGATGCGCGACGGTCAGTAGCACCAAGCGCAGCACCTTTGGCTTTCTTCACACCCGCAGAGGTATAAGCCAATACGGCGTTGTTTTCAAAGAACTTGAAGCCCATAACAGATTTCACTTTACCGGTAGTCACATCAAAGAAGATGTTTTTATCAGCAAAATATGCCGCTGAATCACGGTCAAGCATCAAATCAGTTGAGTGCTCAGGGCAAAGAATCATAAAATACTGGCTTTCGTCAGGTAAGTTCAATCCTTTGATTTTTTCCAGGTACTTAATCAGGTCAGCAAACGTCAAACGTTTACGACCGGTACCATCATCAGCACCTGTAGTGCGCATAACTGGCATGTCTGCACTAGTATCATCACCGGGAGCCAGTTTAAACATCACATGGTCACGAATACCACGGCGCATAGCCTGAGAGTGAGCAACACGGGTCATATTACGTTTATCATAATTCAAACCACGAATTTCAGCGTCATCCACTTCGGTTGGGTCAGTATCATACTTTTCCCATGGAACAAAAGTTTTTGAACCTGTCATCTTCTTAGCTGTGAATCCTTCAGTATTGTTCACATAGAACCCTACGTTATTGATCAGCTTATTGAAGCGAAGACCATCGGCAGTGATAGCGGCTGGATTAGCACCCGGCAACACGCCTAAAAAATCATCCTTATCGTTCTTGAATTCAAGAAGCAATTGAGGTGCAACGTATTGATTTAACCAGTTGCCGGTTTCAGTTGTAGCCATAATTATTCAATCTTTTTTATACCTTCTTTTCCATATACTTTCCCAAAGTTTCTTTCAACTTTGGGAAAGTTAGTTTTAAGTCGGCTGGTTTATTTTATTTTGTTCCGAGTCTTATAGTCTGCGAAAAGAGCATCGTATGCAGCCTTATTTTCATTCATCAATGCTTCCAATGCATCAGGATTTTCATCCTGTAATTGTTCGAAAGTCTTACCTTGGTAAGTTTTACCTAAGCCATCAGCTGAAGCAATAATTTCAGTCGATAATTTTTCAACAGCCTGAATACTGTCAAGTACTTTCAGAGTTGTTTCATAGTTTGCTTCTAGCATTGATTGCCAGTTAGCACGTGTGTCCGCTTTAATGCGATGTTCCTTTTCGGCCTTATCAAGGGTAGCCTTGATTTTATCCGCTTTTTCTGTTTTTTCCTTTTGAGCTGTAGCAGCTACTAAGGCATCATAATCAGCAGCCTTCTTTGCATTAGCAGCAATACGGGCAGTGATATCAGCTTCGGATGCATTAGCATCTAAGCCGAGCGTGAGAGCAATAGCTTGTAAATTCATTTCTTTTTCAATATTTGATTGTGAATTAATAATATCCTCGGGTGAGAAATTTAGCGGTGAACCAATTGCTTTGATAGAATCTGCCAAAGCCTTGGTAATCTTTACAGGTTCTTTAATGTCAGTAATAAAACCCCAGTCTTTTGCTTCCTGTGCTGTCATCCAAAAATCACCACCATCCCATTTAGCTTTAAAGTCAGCTTCAGGCTTTTTCAGTTTAGCCTTATAGGTTTCGTAGTAAGAGGTAGTCATGTTCTTGAGCAACTTCAAATAGTTTTCCATTTCAGTCTCATCGCCGCCAACATAACCGGAAGGTTTGTGAACCATAAACTGACCATTCTTAGCCATGGTGAAATTCGAAGCCTTTACAGCAAGGTAAGTTCCTGCACTCGCAACAATAGCTCCACCCTCACCGGTATACTCACCAAATAGCTCAACCAGGATATTGTAAATCTCATTCGCCTGAAAACAGTCACCACCATTAGTCATAATGTACACATGGCATGAGGTTGCCCCGGCATCCTTCACCGCCTGGCATCGTTCCCTGAAATCAATGGCATTGTTTTGATTCCATTCTGATATGTTACCAATAATGGCAACTCGGCCTTGAGTTCCTTCCGCTTTAATACTAATTTGTAATCCTGGCATAATTCTGTTTTTACGAATAATTAAGAGAATAGATGATAATACATTTACCGTATATTTCTTTTTCTGACAAGACTTGATATCAGTTGATACCACTTCGTGTTGTTTGATTTCGAGGCAAATGTAAAGCGTTATTTTCGTCTATAAAAATCAGTATTTCATACACTTATATATTTTATAGTACAACATAAAAATCTTATAATTCAACATAAAATTTTTATAGTAGATAAAATCATGTTTTGCAAATACCCGTAAATAGGTACAACTTTGCATAAAAAAAGAAGTAATTCCATGAAGAAACAGAAGCGCAACACTCCAAAACCACCTCGTAAACCACAATTATCTAAAGAGGAATATCAAAAGTTGAAGTTTACAGCTTATGAGTACATAGTTATTCAGGGGAAAACACAAAAGGAAACTGCCGAATTGCTTGGACTTACTGAACAAACTATCTCAGATTGGGCACGCACCGAAGGTTGGAAGCAACAACGTGAAGGTCGACAACAGTCATCACGTACAGAGGTTGAAAACATCAAGCAAATAATCCGGCTTAATTCCGAACGTCGCTTAGACATTGAAAACGAAATACGTGATGCTGTAAAGACAACCGATAAGAAATTAGAGGCTGAATTGCGATCTGAGGCTAACCGCTTATCTGATAATTCAGCAAAGTGGGCTAAAACGCTTCGAGAGATGGAGAAAGACAATAAATACTCCCTGGGCGAACTTATCAACATGATGGACGATCTATTTACCGACATGCGTCAACACGACCCTGAGTTATTTGAAAAAACTATCGCTTTCCAACAATACTATATTCGCAAAAAGACACAGGAGCTAGGATAACACCGTCACAACCGTCTCCAAAGTCCCCAAATAATAAACTATGGCAACAAAAAGAGTCCAGGACAAACTACTAGCCGAACAATACCTCGCTAAGCTTGACATTACAAGCAAGTCAAACGATGTAAACCCATTCGAGACTAAAGCGGAACAACAGGCACGCAAAAAGCGGGCAATACTTGATATTGTCTATATGGTAGAAACATACCTACCACACTATGCAACTGCCGAATGTGCCGAGTTTCAGAAAATGGCAGCTAATGAAGTAGCCTACGATGATCTGATTATAATGTTCTTTGAGTGGTTTCGTGGAGCGGCTAAGTCAGTTTGGTGCGATGTTATTATTCCATTGTGGTTATGGATGCGCGGTGAGGATGTTTTTCTTTGCCTTATGTCCGATTCTGTTGAACGTGCCCAGGAACTTCTTGCCGATATTCAAGCTGAGTTAGAAGGTAACCAATTGCTCATTCACGATTTTGGAGTACAAAAGTGTGAGGGTTCATGGGAGTTTGGAAACTTCAATACATTAGACCAACGATTTATTGGTAAGGCATTCGGTATTAAAAAGAAAGTACGCGGCGTACGTATCAAACACCGTCGGCCAAACCTATGGGTTATTGATGATTTGGAAACCCCTGACACAATCGGAAACCCAAAACGAATGCGCAAACAGGCCGAACAAATTGAGCGCGATATCCTGCCAACCATGACCGGAAACAAACGCCGGTTACTGTATGCCAACAATAAGTTTGCAAGGGTTATGACCCAAACCATTCTACAGGAAAAACACCCCGACTGGAAAGTCAATCAGGTGAAAGCATACAACAAAGTAACCTATGAACCTGCATGGCCTGCCATGTATAGCCGCGAGTATTATATGCTTCAGGAGAAAAACATGGGTATACCTGCCGCTTACTCAGAGTATTTGCATGAATCTATCCTACAGGGTAAGATATTCAGCGAAAAACAAATACAGTGGGGTAAAATGCCGGCATTAAATGAGTTCAAAATGATTATTATTCATTGGGATATAGCATATACCGACAACGATACCTCCGACTATAATGCTTGCAAAGCATGGGGTTTATCAACCGACAATAATTTCTGGCTGATCGACTGCTATGTCAAACAATCTAAAATGAAACAGGCAGTTGCATGGATGTGTGATTTCAAGAAAAAATTACCAATTGGAACTAATGCATTATTTCAATATGAATCACAATTTTGGAACGGTGAAGTACAACGAGCCATTGATGAGGTGGAATATGAATACGGAATCTGTTTAAATCTTATGAAAGTATTGGTTGCTAAAGTAAATAAGCTCATGCGTATGATTACCAAACAACCATACTACCAAAATGGACGTATTTATTACAACGAAAAGCTGAAAAGCCACTCAGATACCCAGGTTGGAATTATGCAGCTTTGCGCCGTAGAAGAAGGAAGTACCGAACACGACGATTCACCGGATGCCGATACTGAAGCTTTGGAAGCTCTCGAAAAGTACTCAACTCCAACACGACGCGAAACAGATCAGTCCTGGAACACAGGTAAAATGACAGTCACTTATAATATCAGATAAAATGAAATACATTGATGAAAATGACCTTGCACAAGTCATTCAAGAACGCTTTCTCGACGAAAGTACAGCTAACATAGCAGGCAATTCAGACATATTGGATGGCATAGAATCAAAAGCCATTGAGTATGTCATATCATATATTACCGGTAGGTATAAAACCGATCTGATATTCGCAGAAACTACACCACTGGCCAGCGGAATATTAAAGCAAATCATAGCTCAAATTGTCGTTTATCGTGCCGTAAAACGCAACGCAGCGCGCAAAGTTCCCGAAGACTATGTAACGCTCATGTCCGATGCCACAAAGCAGTTGGAACGCATTCAATCAGGCGCAATGTCATTGGTAGGCGTGCCACTTCAAACCGATGCTTCAGGCGAAACAACACCGGTCCTTTACGGCAATACAACTAACAAAAGTAATTTCATTTAAATAGCATTTAAACACTATGGCTAAGATATTCGATAGATTTATTGATTCTGCAATTACCTCCATTCTAGGCAAAGCAGATAGCGGTAAAATATTCAGTGAGTATTACAAACGCACAGATGCAGCTAGCAAACTAGACTGGACAAAACAACCTACTAACTTCACGTCAAAAACCATTGACGACTGGGTTACGGCCGTCATGGCTGCAACGGCTACGGATGACCCGCGTCGCGGCTTACTTATGCGTTTTTTTGCCTCATTAAAATTAGACTTACACCTGTTATCATGCATTGATGGCCGCATACTTCCAATACAATGCGCTCCTTTCAACCTAAAAGATAAATCAAAAAAAGAAGATGAGGAAGCGCATAAATTATTTGAAAGGCCTTGGTATATAGATATAATTCGCCTAATGGGTATGCGTACTTTCGACGGTACAAAGCTTATTGAAATGATTGAGTTGAACGACAAAGGCGAACTGAACTGTGTAACGGAGATTCCACAATCAAACTTCTTACCGGTTAAAGGTATAGTAGTGAAAGAAGAATACGACACTACCGGCGTATCATACAAGTCCGGAACGTATGCCAATTATTATGTGCAGATTGGTAACGACTATGAGTTAGGAATGCTCAACGAGTTAGCAATGATTATTCTGGCCAAGAAGCTTGGTCTTGGTTCTTGGATGAGTTATATCGAAAAATTCGGTGTACCTGCCGTATTTGCCATTACCGACCGTCAGGACGATGCACGCGCTCAGGAACTTTTTAAAATGCTCACGTCATTCCGTTCCAATCACTTTGCCATTCTAAAGGGCAACGAAAAGGTTGAAATTGCCAAAGATACTAATGCAGATGGCTATCAATCATTTGATAAGTTGAACCTATTTTGCGACAGTCAGTTAAGCAAGCGGATACTTGGAGGTACAGGTATAACAGACGAAAAAAGCTTTGTAGGTGCAGCCGAAATACACGAACGGCAGTTGAAGTATCGCATACAAGTTGACAAGTTGATTATTAAATTCTACATGAATGAGGAAATAATGCCACGATTGGTGAAGTTGAGTTCTGTGTATGCGCCATTGGCTAACCTTACATTCGATTGGGATGAAACTGAAACGCTTACGCTAAAAGAAAAGATACAAGCCGTAAAAGACTTGTCTACAGCATTCAATTTTGACCCTGAAAAACTTGCCGAACTTACCGGATTACCAATCACAACTGTAAAAGAAACACTTGCAGCTACACCTCAGGTACAGGAGACTCAAAAAAAAAAGCCTAATGCGTCCGTAGCGGGCGCAAAAAGTTACATTTACGCTAGTTCCATGAGCCTGTCGAAGGGGGTGAATGCTGCCACATGGGATGCAGCCATCGAACGCCTTGCAAACCAAATCTACAACGGTGAAGTAAAGCCGTCAGACCTCGACAAAGATTTAGTGCTGAAGAACTATGCATCACTAAGCAAGGCCGCTGAAGCTGCATGGGGTAAAGGGTACTATGATGAGGAACTAACACGCCAGTTCCGCGAAAACCTGTTGAAGTTTTCAGGTGCAAAGTCTAACAACCTGATGCAGCATTTAAATGACCTTAAACGGTCAGTATCAGATAAGGATGTATTTATATCAGAGGCTAAAAAATTGGTGAACCTCCACAATGAAACCTACATGAACGTTGAATCAAAGTTTGTTGCAAATAAAACGAGCACAGCTAAAGATTTTATTCAGTTCAATGCAGACATCGACATATACCCGAACCTGAAAGTAAGAACTATGCAGGATGAGAATGTTCGCGAGTCACATGCTGCAAACGAAGGTGTAGTTATGCCGGTAAACAAATGCACGCACACACCACCGTTCGACCCTGGTTGCCGCTGTTGGTTGGAACAAACAACCGATGAAGTTACAAAACATGGTCTGACAAACATCAATGCCAAATGGGCAACAAATGCGTACACTACAGGTACACTTATTTCCGATCAGCACAGTTATTTCGAAAGTATCACCGGAAAATCAATACAAATAGTGCGTCAAAACACCGAATTAATGAAACAATTTTCACCTTACAATAAGGCTATTGATACAAAATCAGGCAATAAAGTATTAGTAAACGACTTTGCACACGTAGCCGATATGAGTCAGAATATTGCAGTTGCTAAGAAAATAGCCGACGAATTGGGTAAGGATATGTACATTCGTCACCATATCGAAGGTGGAATAGTGCAAAACCACAAAAACCCCGAATTTGGAATCGGATCACCCAATAACCTGGGCGATTTAAAAACCTATTTAGGCGAAAGTAAGTTCGATAATTTCATGCAAAACAACATAAAAAGTGCCGACAAACAAGGCGCAAACACAGTTGTTTTGGACGTTTCAACGGCACAATTTACCGACGAATACATTAAAAGAAGGTTATCCGGGTCACTCACTGGCGAACGTAATAGCTCTATTGAGCGCGTAATCATTATCAAAGGCAGCAAAGTAGCACAAATTACCCGCAAACAAATAGCCGGTAAAGACTTCGAAAGCTTCCTGAATAAGCTAAAACAGAAAGCGGACGGTAAATAAATTTACCATCCGCTTTGGAGATACTCAGTACCGAAGTGCTTTGTATCGAGTGCAAATATACAACATTTATGGATAAAAAAAACAAAGTACCCAATTTTTTTGCAATGGCTAAAGATTTAACCGCCAATGCCGAACGTTATGCCGCGTCAGAATCCGTAAAGTTTTTCAAAGAATCATTTGTAAAAGGCGGTTTCACCGATACATCATTCGTATCATGGTCTAAAACATCAAACCCAATGGCCGGTAAACGTACCATGTACAACCGTGGAGTACTCATGCAGTCCATACGCAAAGCCGAACAAAGTAAACGTCGTATAGTAATCGAATCAGATACTGAATACTCTGAGATACAAAACAACGGTGGAACTATAACCGTAACACGCCAGATGAAAAAATTCTTTTGGGCAAAGTTCTACGAATTCAGTGGAAAAGTAAAGCTAAACAAAGAAGGTACAGCAGCATCTTACAATAAGTCAAACAAGGCTATAAGTGTAAAAGCAATGTTCTTTAGACGAATGGCATTGCTTCCTGTAGGCCATAAGATAAATATACCAAAGCATCAATACATGGGCGAAAGTAAAATAATGATGTCAGGTTTCGATAAATGGTGGTTAGGTCAGGTAGAAATACAGTTCCGCGAATCAGTCGAACACCCACATTCAAACAACTTCAAATAATACCAATACTATATAAATAGCATTTAAACGATACCATTATGGAATACTGGAGCGATCTATATTTAGAACTAAGCCAACAGATAACGGAAAACATCCCATCAATAGAATGGTGCGACCTTTGGCATGAACAAGTAAGTTACCTTACTTCAGAACTACCATTCCCAACACCCGCTGCATTCATAGCCTTTAATATGTTGGATACAGAGGATAAAGGCCTACTAGGCCAAACCTGCAACACACAAATAGACATCTATCTGTTTTTCGAAACATTCAGCGATACGTATGTAGGTTCAGTCAATAAAGATAGTGCATTAGACTTCCTGAAGCGACTAACCGATATACACAAACTATTCCACGGTAATTCAGGTGCCAACTACAGTGGCATGCGTCGTGTAGACATGAAACGTGAGGATAGTGGAGATGCCGGTAACCTGTACCGTATATCATTCAATTGCACAGTAGATGATATCAGTGCCATGCCACAGTATAACGATGCAGATGTCAATGAAATAACTATCAGTACTGGCGAGATTGTTCACCCCACAGGTGAATCACTCAATTTTGAGGTTGAAGTTTAGCCTTTTGTTTTGCATCAAGTAGGCTATTATAGTACTCATAATTCTCTTTACAGTAGAATATACGAGCATAAATGTAGGTAGTATCAAGGTAGAAATGTTGCTCAGACATTATTCGTAAAACGTCATCCATGCGCATGCGTTTCACGTCATAAAGTTCGTGAAACTTAGTAACAATTGCTTGGTCGCGTTTTATGAGTAATTCTTTTCTTCGCATAGTTGTAAATTACAATACAAAGTAACAAAGAAATATTCACCTAAAAAACACATTTCACTAACTAAAACTGTCACCTATTTTGTCACCTTTTTTGTAACCTATTATAATATTTACACCACATTTCAAGCAAAAGAGCGGATATACATTTAAGTATACCCGCTCTTTTCGCGTTTAAGCCATCCATTATTAAATCAAATACTTATCTTTGCACACGTCCATTTAAACACCACCACAATAAATTAAATGCGTATTAAGTCATTATTCAATGCCTTGCACGATTAGAAGTGAATAAAAGTTTTTTGTCGTGCGCTCATATCATTAACAATCAACTACTTACAAAATGTTTTCGCGTTTGCGTTTTTGGATGATTCTTTCTGCCCCTCTCAAACCCCCTCAAACACAAATAGTTTAAGGGG